CTGCAAGTTCCAATGATTTATTTTATTCGTTTTCAATTTAAATATGGTTAATTTTACTTATTGTTGACGAAGCTCGTCAACAGTTCGTCAACAATAAAGGATTTTTTAAACAAATGTAGAAATATAATTAATAAAGAGGTGACTAAAATGGAAATGCATTGTAGTGTCTGCAGACAACCCTACAAGGATGACGACATGGTATTACTTGATGAATATAATACGGTTATACATCAATCGTGTTATGGATTGGAAACACAAATACAGGATTTAGGCACTTTTCACCAGGTCATTAACAAGTACGATTTTTTCAAGCAATTAAGAAAGAAGAATGAAAAGAAGCAATTAACCCTTAATTTAGATGAACAGACTATTACAAACATGCAAAAGTATGCTAAATTACATAATGTATCAGTAGATGACTTGGTCACCGCTCTCTTTATAGAACATGCTCAGGCTCCCATGGAAACAGTCGGTCGTATTCAGAAAGAACAGGGTAACCTGGATGAACTTGATGAGTTTGGGAAGAAACTGAATAAGTATTTAGATGAAGCTGCTGCTAATGAAGAGGATGAAAAAATGGCCGAGGTCCTTAATCAGCTGAATAAAGTACATATTTCAAAACTAGAAGTGTTAACTGATTTGTATAAGGTTTATGAGGAAAATAAGAAGGCCCAATATTTTGGGCATTAAAATCGATCAGGGTATACATCGCTTTCCCACGGAAGACTGGTGAAACCTCTCATGCTTTCGCATTCCAAGTGGTTCCTCACCAATGCCTTCCACCGCTGGGCCTATAAATATTTCTGTAGCTAACATTCTGCATTGTTTATCTATAAAGGGCAACTATAATTTCTATCCCAGCCTCAATATAATTTAACAAAGGGGTACGATATTCAATGCATAAAAAAATTAAAAAGGAAAGAACTAATAAAGAGTTAAGAGCTATTAATATTACCATTAATCTCCGTAATGTTTTTTGTAATTCATAATTTGGGCTATCTAAATATGTATTCTCCAATTTTTCTACCTCAGCAGGTTGCATTACTGAAATTTCATCTAAAAAGTACGAAAATTGATCTTTAGTTAACTCAAATCTTTTTATAGCTGAATTTCTAATTAGATAATAAAATACAAAAGAAAAAGCTATAAAAATCAGCACAATATAACCAAAATAAGGGATGGTTAAACTATCAATTGACCTATACAGTGTTGTTACAAGCAGTATTATTATTGAAAGTAGGGATGCTACAATAGAAGTGTTTATTCTATCGGTTTGTTCATAAATAACTTTTGAAACGTTCATCGCTTCTTTTAATAGTTGATCTTTTGTTTTAAAAAAATCTTTTAGATTATCCTCAATATAGTGGTCATAATAATGGTTAACTGTTTTCCATATATTAGATAACTTAGAGTCCATAGAAGTTAAATTTTCCTGGTCCGTAATGTAAAGTGAAAATACTTTTTTAATAATCAAATACTTCTCAGTATATTTCTTAGCAGAAATCAAAAATTCAAATAGATTTTTAAAAGACTCGTAATTTGTTGTTTCAAAGTTATTTTCAACAATTAATTTTATACTTTTCTCCCCTCTAATAACAAACTCATATTCACTATTTTTATCTGAAAGACTTTCTAAAAGGGTTAGATAAAAAGATCGCTTAATTAAATTAACCAATTCTTCTTTATCATCGTAAGAATTATCTAATAGTAAAAAAGCATATGGATTAAAAAAATAATTTTGTGTTCCTTTTTTATTATTAGATAAATAAAATTTAATATTTTTTTGGGTATTATCATCAATTGTTCTTTTTTTTATATTATCAAAGTTTAATTTATTATTTAGAGGTATAAATGATATTGTTTCAGTTTCTATGTAATTTATTTCCGGTATACCCATATTTACTTTTATTCCATTGTTACTATTTGTTATTTCCTGAATAGATTTCAATGCGCATTCTTTGTCAAAAAAATAATAGTCTATAGCACCTATATTAGTGTTTTTTTCTAATTGAATTGATACTGAATCTATTTCTTCTATTTGAATAAGGTTTTTTTCTAGGTCCTCCACAACTTCATTACAATCTTGAGTAAATGGATTACAAAATATTTCAAAACTATCCACCAAATCACTTAATTTTTTAATAAACTCTATAGGTAGTTTACTTTTGGTTTTAAACTCAACTAATCTCAATCGTTCATTAATTTCCCAATTACTATCTAAGGTAGAAAGTATTACCTGAAATTCTTTGTACTCATTCAATATTTTTTCCAATGCCATTCACGTAATACCTCCTTTAAACCTAAATATTATTTCAAAGTTCTATCGAAGTTTAAACTTTTATCGATTGTTATTACATCATCACCGTTTTGGTCTTTGCTAATGTCTACCATGGAGGTTATTCCTTTGTTGTATCGAAAGTATAACTGATCTTTATCTCCTTTATATACTATGACATTATCTTTTCTTTCCACTGTAAAAGAAGTTTGGTGATCACTATATTTGGTGAGATAATTTGATACAAAATCCCCTGCATTGTTATTAATATAAAGTTCTCTGTCAGGCTTATTTACAGGTACATGATCTTCTAATACATCTTTTATGGCTTTTTCTAACTCTATATGAGACCCATTTGAAAAAACTGTATCGATTGAATTATAGATCAAGTTTTTATCAACTTCTGGAAGAATCTCTGTAATTTTATCCTTAGCTTCCCTAATTACTGAGTTAGTTATGATTTTATCATTTAAAATCTCTTCGGCTTGAAGAAATGTTTCTATGAAAAACCTAGCCGGTTCGCCTTCCCTTTGCTGTTTATCCATTACAAATAACTCTGTTTCTACTTCATCCTTAACATTATATCTTATAATTGCACATTTATGAACTCTATCATTTGAATCTGGCAGAATATTTTCTAGTACCTTTACAGTCAGATCATCATAATCAACTTGAACACCATGCTTAGGATCTAATTTAATTAAAAAGATACAATCTTCTTCTTCAGTGTTGACATCGAAAACAAAAAAAGTTCCATTACTAGTCGAAGTTGAGTTCTTCATTATTCTAAATAAATTATCCGTTAATTCACCTGATAGTTGTATAAAATTTTCATTAGTACTATTCTCGGCAAACCGGTCTATCTTTGTTTTTACTGTTGCATCTTCATCTATAAATTTGCAACTTTTAGTATTTTTCCCACTCCTTGTATCCAAAAAATGAGTTCTAAAGAAATCATCAATTATTTCACTGCTTTCCTCTAATGGAAACAATTCATCGGAAACCTTTGCATCGGATTCCTCCAATTCAATTGCGTTAATTGCCATTCTTCTAATAGTCATACCAGCTATTTCAGTAGTCATAAGATTATTCCCCCTATTTTGTATTTAAATACTACTTCTACAAATAGGGACTATTTTCCTGCTTTTATTACAAAAAAATTAAAAAAGATTACAAATTAATGCTAATCAATAAAAACTTCAATCACATCGTTAAGATTTACTTTGACGCCATCAGTAAAAATAATACAATCCCCAGCAACTATACTTTTTAATTTACCTTTCACAGTATGGAAATCATGATCCTTAAAATATTTTATTTCTAAACTTAAATTATTATGTATCGCCAACTGTAGCTTCATCATATTTTCTTCAATCTGCTGCTCATCTAGGATGGGCATTTCCTTCTTTTCATCCTCTGCCCACATGTCCTTAATCATCTGCACATGTTCAGGCAGCATGAGTGACGTCCACTTTATGTCTCCTCTGTCATTAACCATGATGTATCACCCTCTGCAGGAACGTTTGTTCTATTATAACAAAAAATATTAATTTGTATACTGTTATTTATTTACAAAATAACAACAAGATTTCTTTCTTCTTAACTTCTGTAAAGGTTATTTATTTTTCTAACTTCTTCAATCAAGCCCTGTTTCATATTACTAATTTCCCTTAATACTTCCTTTTGAATACGCTTTTGCTCATCCAGCAATTTTACTATCTCTGCGAAACCAAACATCAAAATCCCGGAAACAACTCCAACAAATACATGGGTAACAAAAGTTACAAATGACGCTTCTTCCATCCCTGGAACATTTGGTAGATGATTAAAATAACCTAAAATAATTCCTGATGCAATACAAACCCATCCAATGGTATATAACAATGTAGCTATAAAATTCAATTGCTTCTCCCCCTTCTTTTTAACTATAACTTTACCATAATCTTCTTCATAAAAAGAGGTATTCTAAGTGTAGGGTGGAGATAAATAAACCATCTTGCTCAAAATATGTATTTAAAGCCAAATTAATTCCCCGGTAGTTTCCACTACCGGGGAATTTTAAACAATTAAAACAATAATTTATTTTAAATATTACCCAAACATCTTAGCAAAAGTATTTTTTCCAGGTTTACCATCTACGCCGATACCTTCATCCCGCTGAAAAGCTTTAACAGCTAATTCAGTACCACCGCCGAAGATTCCGTCAAAACCTTGTGGATTATACCCCAGGCCATAGAGCACACCTTGTATTATTCTTGTAATGTTACCCCTGGCCCCGCGGCTAACTGCTTTAGATGCTGCTCTTGTTTTCGGTCCCCAGATGCCATCCATAGTAAGACCAGCACCAAACTGCACATTTAACTCACGTTGATAAGCTTTGACTGCTGCCTTTTTAGATAGGGCACCGTATAGCCCGTCGACTGCAATGCTATTAAATGAATAGCTGTTAAGCCAGCTTTGAAATTGCGAAATACAATCCGATTTATTTTGTTTGGTTTCCGGTTTTGTGTTTTCTAATTTTGATTTACTTGCAGGTCCATATAAACCGTCTACGGTTAAATCATAGTCACGTTGAAACTGCCGTAATCCTTTTTCAGTATCTTCCCCAAAAATACCATCTGCACCATGGCCACCCAGATTATAGCCAAGATCGATGAGCATTTCCTGCATGTCTTTTACTTCGGATCCCCGATCGCCGCGCTGTAAATAATTCCTGGTTTTCTTTGTTGTTTTACTTGTAACTTTTTTACCTTCGATCATTGCAAGAAAGTCATCCCAGCTTATACCTGCTTTGCTGGACCGGATCTGTGCAGGACAGTCTTTCGGGTACCAACTGTTATGCTGATTAACGTTTTTAATGCTTATTCCGTGTTTATTCATCAGCTGCTTTACAACATCCGCACCATTTTCAAGTGTTTTTTCATAGTCAGCGTCGGAGTTAATGCAAAGCTCTACATGGATTGTTGAGGTGTTACCCGGTCCGCGCCCATCTGTAGCCGCCCAGCACATAACATTATACGGAAAAGACTGATAAGCCTCTTTGTCATCAACAGATACATGCCAACTGGCCGCACGCGGATTAAGCCTGCTTTGGATATTAGCGTGCGCTTTTGCATTTGCTCCTGGATTTGTATTCCCGGTTTGATGGACTGTGATTCCAGTAATCCTATTTCCGTAACCGTATGAGCGTTTGTTTATAATGTGACTAGAAACAAGCTGCTGCTTAATTTTCACCATTATTTATTAACCTCCTTCTCTCCATCTAAATATTTTTGAGCTCGTTCAGCCTCCGGGGTCCAGTTGTTATTTTTCCAATGGTTCCAAATCTCTGTGCCTGCCAATGCGCCGACGGATATGCCTGCTATAATTGTTTCATTGTCAAAAGGCAGTAACTCATATCCAAACATTATTGCTGCAGCGTTTATAAAAACCACTGTCATTGCTATTAATCGAACCCACTTGTTATCAATTTTTTTGAGTTGTTTTTTCATGTAAAAATCACCACCTTTCTAAGCAAAATAAAAAAGCCCTAATCAGGACTTATACTGTCAATCCGTTTATGCGCTTGTTTGTTGGACTCTTCTACCCTTGTTACACGTTCGGAAAGGTGACTTATTTGTTTTTCATTTGCTTTTAAATCAATCCGAATATCATCAACTCCTTTGCGTATATAGTCCAGGCCTGCCTTTAGCTCTGCACCTTCCTTGGTATCACTTTTCGTGCTATTTGTCTTTTTTGACTGATAGGTTAGATAACCCACAAAAACTCCTGTACCTGCAATAAATACCGATACAACTGAAATTAGTATTCCTACCTCAACTGTCATCGTCGACCCCCTGTAATTTAGACATTAAAAAAGCATCTCAATTGAGATGCTTATGCCTTTCTTCCAATTTTATAGGCTACACTTTTCGGGTGTTTTTCTACCAATACCCTTTCTATTATTTCATGTTGCACGTTGTTAATAACTTTTAAAACGTTTGGTTCGGGCTCATTAACTTCTATTGAAATTTTATGAACATCCATAACGCTTTCACTTTCTTTCAATACAGCTTTAATTTTATTTAATAATGCTTCTTCCTTTTTTCGTTCCTCAGACTCTTCTCTCCTGCGCTCCTGCTCTTTATCCCTTTGTCTAACTATAGCTTGTGCCTGTACCGATTTATCTGTCATATCATGTCTAAAACTCATATTATCCCTCCTACTTACTAAATTCGCCAAGAGGGTATAAAGTCCTGCTTTTTTATAATATTTTTAACATCAAAAAATACGTTTATTCAGCGTTTAATTCATTCAGAAAGTGCTCTTTTGCCATTCCCTTTAAGTCTTCATTCGATTTATCTTCATATTCGTTTGGAGACAGTTCGAACCTTCCTCCACCATGAGCTGTTCTTTTGTCATTAAATGCGCTGTACCCGATAACCACACTTGCGACTTCTCCGTTTTTCAATCTCTCGGTTTTACTTTTAATTTCAAATCTCACTTTTTATCCTCCTCTAAAATAACGCTTAGCAACCCTAATGTACGCGGCTTGATTTCTTCACCAAGATCAGACAGTTTGAATTTCTTTAAAGCAATTTTCACCTCCTGGTCCGCTAATTCTTTCGTCTCATTGCGAAAAGCTTCCCTTTTAACATCATCCGGGATCCGACCATCCTCGGTGATATGCTCTTTGTATTTCTCTGTGATTTTCTTTCTTACCTCATCAGAAGGCTTTAATTCATCACCTACCTTTTTAAAGTTTTGTTGGATAGAAAAAGCCACCGAAGTCGGCAGCTCTTTATCCAAAATATCGTTTAATCCAGCTTTTAGATCATATAAATCTTTTACAGTTAGCTTCATTATGCCACTCCTTTTAATTTTTCAATCTCAGTTTCCAGACGTTTTATTTTTTCCTCGTGAGTTTCAGTTAAACTGTATAAATCTGTGATTTTTTCTTCGTGGTCTCTTGTTATTGGAATTAGGAGAGTCCATACCCTTTCATCGTAGTTCTCAATTTCGCCATCTTGGTAATCAACGTAATAGTATAATCCAACTTGTTCTAAGTCATTTGCGATGATTCCATGGTGCTTCTTTAAACCGTGGGTTAGTCCATTATTTTCTTCAACTTCCCTTTTGTCATACCAAGCTTTAGGATTTATATCTAACAGACTATAAGGATCTGCATCTATAGGCTGTATTTCTGTCTTATATTTCCTTGCTGAAGTAGTACGGTAAAATCGATAGTCACCGTTATTTGCCATAGCTATCCGTAAGTTCGATGAGTTACTGGACGTATTATCTTGAGTAGGATTGCTGAATAACGTTCCATCACCACTGATATACAAATCGTCTCTATAATTATTAGTGTGAGAGTGAGTTCTGAACCTTATTACAGGATCTTGATCTCCATGTGGCCCCCTGTTCGGATAAAAAACCAGGGCATTTTGAAAATCACTCACATAATGATTGTTTTGACCGAATTGAATTCCGTTCTGATTACCTGTTCCATCGTTTGAGTTTAAATAGATTCCGCCATAAATATATACTCCATAGCGAGCAAAGCCAGAATCAACTACACCCGATCCATCTATTGTTAGAGGAAGTATATCTGCAACTAAGGTTAATTCATCTGATTTTATTTGTGCACCTGTATAGTATTGTGAAATGGAAAGCATTGGAACTATTTCAGAAGACCCGTCACTATGGTTTATAGTATTCCAAAAGATTAAAGCATTTTCCTCACCTTGGAAGCCACCTGAATCGGTAATCAGCATGGAAATTCTCATTTCGTCATTTTTGTTATAAACTTTAAAGCCTTCATCATCCAATATAATACTTCCGGTGTCTCCATTCTGTTCAATGGCACCACCACTGACTAACCCTGCAAAAGTAGCATCTTCACCAAACACATGACCTTCAAAATTTATTTGGTTAGCGTCAAAAGTGAAGGATCCGGCCTCTTGTGTAAAAATAGAACGGACTTCATCTTCTTCAACTTTGGAAGTGATTGCCCCTTCTAGGCCATCAATATTTAACTCCACAGTTGTTACACGCTCTTCGACATCATCCAAATATTCACTATCAGCCTTCAAAGCAATCTGACCTGGCAGAACAGATAACTCACCTTCTGCTGTAGAGAGTCTGCCTTCAACAGTATTTAAATCTTCCTGAGATGCTTTTAAACCAATAGCTTCTTCATTCTGACTTATTTGCGTATTTTGATCATCCAACGTTTGCACAATACCATCTATATCTGTTTCATATTCCGTTATCCCTACATAATTTAGCAGCCTGTTATTAATGTCTTCAATAGTATAAACGTCATCTATATTTGCTTTGTCTACCAGCTGACCGTTCACGTATTCAATTGTAGTACGGTCTGCTAAATCATCCGCAATTTCCTGCATTTTAATTTCATAAGTTCCACGATCTACAGCATTTTCGTCTGTATAATCCTTGGCATTCTGTTCTGCTTCATCAGCACGTTGATCTGCATGTCCTATTGCATTATCCTCAGCTTGATCTGCTTTATCTGTAGCATCCAACGCTGCATCATCCCGAACAATGTCATCCTGAGCTTCAGCATACCCTTGGGCATCGTCTCTTGCCTGCTCGGACTTTTCGCTGGCATCCAGTTTGGCTTCTTCATCATAGACAATGTCTTGTTCGTCGGCATGTTTTTTTGCATCTTGTTCAGCTTGATAGGCTTCGCCTGAAGCCCATTCTTTGGATTCGTCAAGGATTTCAAGGGCTTGTTCAATCCTTGCTTGTTCTTCCTCGGATAAACGTTCATCACCATATTGCATGGCATCCCGCATACGCTCCACAGCCAAACGTGCAGGTAGTTCCTGTTTTTCTATACCATCTAATTCGTTAAATTTATCCCTAATCTTAGTAATGAGAGTGGGCTGCGCTTCTCCAAAAGTGGCTTCTAAAATAAAGCCGCTCGGCTCATGAATTTCCGTAAACTCGGTTATAGGGGCATTCATGGTGATGTTCCACTTTTTATTAAACACTTCTACCAGGTCACCTAAACGGAAGTCTTTTTCATATTCGAAAGGAGTGGACATGGCAAAGTCGTTATTGCGATTAATGGATGGTGTGAGTATCTGAGCTTCTAAATAAAAAGTAGTCTCAAATTCTCTCATTCTCTGTTCGCCACGTTCAATTAATAAGGCTTCATATTCCTCCGGCGGTAGTTCCTCTTCTGTTTCTTCATCAGTTTCGGATACGTCCCGAGCATCAATAAACACCTCATGGAGACCCATGCCTTCCGCTTCACCGATTTTTACAATTTTACGTTCTACACCTTCACCCTGACCACCTACATATCCGACATTTCGATAATTATTATCAGAGTCAACAAACTGTTGCGTTTTGATCGTAGAAAAATCAGGACTAAAAAAAACAGGCTGCAAACCTGCTTCATTTCCTTGTGTGACGTTCCGGGGCTCCACAACGTCAAATATCCATTTGCCGCGCTCCATATCAGCATACATAATCCAGCCAAGGTTGGCCTGCTTGCTTATTGCAGTCAGTTCATCAGCTACATTTTTAAACCGGGATTCCCATTCAATCAGTGAGCCTCTACCTTTATCAGGAGCTATTTCAATATAATCAATTTTGCGAGACGGATCCACTGGATTAACAAAATGCCTGTGGACATAATGCTTCATTACTGTTTCTGCAGCATCATTAATCTTGTCATGGCTTTGCCCTTCTGGCGGTATAGTAACTCGCTGATCCAATACACCTTTTAAAGTTACACCTGTCACACGCCAGTTTTCGGTCACTTTGCCATTTTGGTCAAGAGCGATTTCCCGATGTCGGATAAGCATTGCTTTATCTCCTCGCTTGTCCAGGATAACCAGATTCCCTTTAACAAAGTACTCGGCGCCCTCGATGTACTGATTTATATGCAGCTCAAACTCCCCAACTTCATAAAAGCGCGGATTGAACTGCAAAGATAAATAATTATCCGTCTCTGTGAGCATATTTAATTGTTTGTCATATACTCTAATTGGTTTCATGTTATCTCCATCTTCCAGTAGCTTTATATCCTAAATAGCCACTTGCTATGCTGTTAGTGGATAATATATATAGTTCCACATAATCGCCAGTGAGAAGCCTTACTCCTGTCCACTGCACCCCTTCCCAACGACGGGAGAAATGTTGTATATTTGGACGGTTCACAAATGGGTAAGGAAAGTTAAAAGTCCGACTGTTGAAATGGATGTTTGCTCCCTCTTCAACGGACAATACATCACTATCTTCAAACATACACTCTAAAGTACCGTCGGAGTACCGCTTATACTCTCCTCTTGCGTTACTTCCCTGTTCCACAAGTAATACATTTTCAGACCAAGAGCCCCAAGGAATAACCGCGTTAACAGAGTTAGAAGCTCTTTTAAATTCTCCATATATTTCATAGTTATTTGAGCTTGACCAATCAAATATGGTGATTGTCTGTACTCCGGTGTGGGTACGATTTCCAATCGTATGGACATATGCTCTTAAATTACTTAAACTACGTCCATAATCGCCAGGACTGACACCTATACTATCAAGCCATTGCTCCATGATTTCGGCATTTGCATCGCCACTGAGATAAAACTGAACAATACCTTCCGCGTAATCCCCAGGAGGCGCATCAGGTGTTTTGATGTCCACTGTATTAATCTGATCCCCAACTTGACGGGCAACCTGGACACGGCCGCATACTTCATGATTTCCGCGCTCGTCCGTGATTTGACTTCCTTCTATAAATGATTTTCCTGCTGTGATACGTACTTGTGCAAGAGATAATTCATATACCGTATCGTTTCTTGTTAGAGTAGGTGGTTCCGGATCACTACCTGGTGTTCCTTGCTTAACAAATGCCTGGATTGCCCTAACGTCAATATCACGATCAAGTCTTAATACTACACGATCAATTCTATCCTGTGAGGCATCAGCACCTGCGTGTGTTAATGTAAGACTTGATGTGTTTGTATACTCATGACCTTCTATAAATGCAGAGCCAGGCGCCACAATTGTGTTCATGGTATTTTCTGTTGACACTGCCAATCCTTCAAAAAATCCGTTACCAAGGAAATTGGAAAAGAATTGTGCAAAGTCATTCGCTTGATAGGTTCGCTCATCACCTTCAACTGAGTTAAAAAACCGTGATAGTTCTGCCATTAAATCAACTCCTTTCTAAATTAATGCAGGAAAAAAGTCCCTTCCTGTCGAAATAAAACTGTGGAAGGGAGGTAAATATATTGTCTAAATTGGATCCACGCCCGGAAAGTCAAAAGCCAAAATATTCTTGGGATGAGTTAAATATCATGTTACAAAACACGTTTACTGATCCCTCGAAAAAGTCTCTTCTTATTGATTTACGTCAGTTTAAAATTTCAAAAGAAGATATTATCCCAGAAGCCGAAAAACAGGGGTACAAAGTCTCTGAAGAAAAAGAACACTATTTGAGATTCAAGTAAAAACAATCCCAGTCGCTGACCTCACTCAGTGGCTGGATGCTCTTTTCCTTTCTATTGTCCTCCTGCTTTTACTTTAAGAGTAGCTTCTTCTTTTAAAACTTCTATTTCCATTTGTTGTGTGGAAATTTCTGCTTCTAAATGATTTATTTTTATTTTCAATTCTTATATTTCCTTTTCCAAATCCATCTCTTTCACCTCCTATACCCCAACATACTGACTATGCCAACTAATCGCCGCAATAGCCTCAGCAATCCCCTCATCAGCCGTATACCTTAATTCATTTTCACCTTCCTGCAGCTGCCAAAAGTCAGCATTATGATCGAAGAATCCCATGGCCTTTATAATTTGATTTGAACGGTGAATTTCAACTCTTTTGGCTTGTGGGCTAGTATCAATAAAAAGTACTTCATCTGGTCCGATTGATGTATTAACAAGAATAAATTCTCCGGTTGTACGGTTTTCAACCATTGGTCTGCGGATCGGTCCCTGTATTGTAATAATAACTGGTGCCGATGTGTCACCTTCATTATTTATGATAGTCTTGTCACCCTCAATTCCGAATTGGACAGGAAAGGTAAAAGGAAATGTGAATTTACCTTCGTAAGCCCTTAGTGATCGGGAAACTTGCTGTGGGTCACGCCAATATGGATATGGTGCCCTTAAGTCGATTAACGTTTTTTGAAAGGTTCTACCTCTATTTGTTCGTCCATCTGGAAAGAACGGCACCGATTCAACAACAACGCCGATTTCCTTTATTCCGCCATCTCCAACATACTGAAGCATTCCCATTCCTAATTTTGGATTAAAAATAGAAGAAACTCGCCGTCGATGTTCGGTTACTTCCTCGGGATCTCTACCAGTTATTTTAAATTCAACTTCTATCGGTTTATCCTGCAACAGTGAATCAAGGTAGATCATTCCGTCTTGATATGGAACTCTCTGCATTTGGGTTTCGGATTCTGTACCACCCAAACCGTCAACACGAGTAAGCCGGAAGGGAGCACCGAACAATTCTATTGACTGAACTTTTGGGTTCGTATAAATCAATTTGAACATGTTAAAACCCCGCTTCCATAGCTAACCGCTGTTGCTGTTGCTTATTTTTACGTGCCACTTCACTCGGTGTGGATTCGTCCCTGGTAAAGTAATTATTAATCTGCGGCGCATAAGATCTGCTGTTATTGACCGTTGATTGTCTATTAATCGTTTGACTTCCTGCTCCAGTGAAAGCCATGCCGTTGGTTCCTAGTGCTTGTTCTGGCGTTGCATAACGCATGATATTATCAGACATTCTGCTTAGCGATCTGTAAATACTGTCTACATTTTCATCAATACCTACAGCGATCCCTTTCGGTAGCCATTGCCCAATTTCATCTCTCAAAAGTCGGGAGGGAGAATTTATATTAAATGCACTACGCAATGTGTTTGTAACGTTTCCTGCTACCCTTCTTGCAGTGGCGAGTACATCATCTTCTCCGCTGACAATTCCTCCTCTTAGACCAGACATGGCACCTGTACCAATAGCACTAAAGTCTCCGCTTGTATTTTGGAATGGAGACTTCATGTCGCTTGCTAGAGTCCTCAATCGTGAATGCACTGCACCAGAAGCAGCGCCTATTCCTTTCGACATTTGACTTGGGGCAATTTTACCGATATTTTCAAAGCCTGCAGCCTGCATTTCAGAACGCATAGTACTTGATTTCTCGTCTACAAAATCAACAACCATTCCTATGGCGTCGTCAAAGCCGTCTCCCAAGCCATCTTTTAGAGCATCAGAAGCTGCTTTGGAGTTTTCGTCATAACCCTCTGCTAATTTTTCAAGCATAGTGATTTGTTCATCGCTTGAACCATCCAGGGCTTTAGCCATTTCATCAAGTTCCCCGGCATGATCTATTCCGAGTTGTTCAACCCATTTCATGAAACCGACATAGCCTTCTTCAGCTGCCCATTCCATGATAGCAGCCCGATTTTCGCCCCACTCCTCCGTGGCTTTCCGGTTATGCTCCATGTTCTCGATCATTTCATTAAGAGAATACTCTGATTCAGTAGAGATTTTCTCAAATGCATTCGTGGCAGTTTCTTGCAAGTCCTCATACTGCTCTCTCATTTTGTCGAATGTTTGTTGTTGCTCTTCGGACATATCCTCGTATGATTGTATTTGTCTCAAGTTGGCTTCTTCGATAGCTGATGTCATGTTGGCGGACGATACAAGGACTTGTTCCTCTGTTTCTGCAAACTGCGTATCTAGTTCTTCCAGTGTTCCTTTCAGCTCTTTCTCTTGCTCGTTCAAATCTGTAACAGAGTCCTCAAAATTGCGATTAGTTATCTCGCCTTCGTTGAACAATTCAATTGCTTCTTCTCTTAATTCATTTATTTCTTTTAATTGCATTTGCACTTCATTACGTTCTTTGTCAAGCTCCAACAAGCGTTCTTGTGCTGAAATAAGGTTTTCTTCTTCCTTCATAACATCGAGACGCGCTTGTAATTGACCAGTTGACATATTAAGTGAATCGGCTTGCTCATCATAGGATAGGTTCAATCCTTCTACGGAATCATTCAACTGATTAACGTATGAAGCCAGTGTTTGTTTTTCAGCAGCAGACTTATTTTCCTTGTCTGCTAAGTCCTGCACTCTGTCAGCCAGCTCCTGGTTAGCTTCTGCGGTAGCTTGAATGTCTCGCTGTTGATCTTTATATGCATCGGCCGATTGGGCAACGGAATCATTTAAAGCATCGGTTGTCTCTCCTAATTCCTCAGTTTCATCACTTAGTCTTTCTGCTTCCGCACTTGATCTGTTCAGCCATTTTATTAAAGCCGCACCACCTGCAACTAGGGCTCCAATCCCGGCAGTTACCCAGCCAATCGGGCCAGTTAAAAACCGCCAAGCAGCACCTAACGCATAAGATGCTTTAGTGGCCAGTGCCTTAACTCCCACAGACGCGGATATTGTTCCAGTCATCACCCCGATAGCAAGTGTACTTAATTTCACTGCTCCTGTTTGTGCGGCAGTGGCAGCCGTTACTGCTTTTGTGGTTACAGTAAGTGCTTGTGTCGATGCCACAGCAGCCTTTAATACTGCGTTAGCACCTTGTATAGCGGTAATCATTTTTGTAACAGTTACATGAAAAGCAAATGCAGTTGCCAGGCCAATCAATAGCGGGGATAAAGTTTGGACAACAGGAATAGTTGCTTCTATTACTCCGACAAAACCTTTTATATAAGGGGCAGTCCCCTCAATTATATTTCCGATTACTTCAAAAGCTGCCACAACAATGTCCTTCATGCCGTCAATGTTTTCGGCGATCGAATTACCTGTGACTTCTTTCGACAATCTGTCTAAGGACTCTATAACTGTTGTGATACCTCTAGCTACTGCATATCTTAAGTTTCCAAAAGATGTAGCAATACCCAAGCTGTTTTCCCTTGCTAGTCCAGCCAATTCCCCGGTTCCGGTGCCAATTTCTATTAATTTATCGTTAAACTGGTCCATAGTGATATGGCCGTCACGTAAAGCAGCATATAAATCATTTGTCGCACTACTGCCTGCATAACCAAACGATTCAGCGACTTTCACAAGTCCGACGTTCATTGTTTCCTGCAAAGTACGCCAACTTTGCATGTCCATTTTTCCCGTTTGGAGAGCTTGAATATATTGCTCAGTACCACGTCTAGCATCTTCTGTACCAGAGCTTGAACTTAGCAAGGCGTTATTTAAAGCAAGTGCGGAATCTGCAGCTTTATCCGCATCATTAAAGGATGTGTACATACGCTGTGTGGTGTTAGTGATGTCATCTAGTTTAGTAGGCAAGCCGTCTATACCATCCGATAATCTTTGCACGGCACGCTCGGAATCATCAGCAGATGCCCCAAGCCCTTCCAGTACGCGAGGAAACTGGTCCATTGTGTCAAACCTTGCTATTGCATCATCCATAGACCTACGTAGCACTTGAAATGCAGCAGCACCAACAGCAATAAGCCCCAAAGCAGAGACAAACTTTTTAACCTTGCCGCTCGCTTTTTGAGATTCGTTACCAGCACCCTTGACACCTTCCTCGGTGTCTTTTGCACCATCTCCGGCTTTTTGCGCGGTGGCTTCCAATTCATTTAAGCTATGAGTTGCTATATCCACTTGTTTGCCATCTACCTCTAAGCTAATCCTTATAGAGCCATCTGCAGCCATCAGTCCACCTCCTCCGGATCATCCAAAGCATGGATTTTCTGCAATTCGCGCATGTTTTGTTTATGTTCGTTTGATTCGCCTTTCGATGGCTCCCACGCTCTAATTCGCATAATCCATTTCATGGATGTATCAGCTGGTAGCCCCTGGAATAAAGCACGGAACTCATGCCAGTGCATTTTTCCATGTTCGTCAAATAAATTAATGCCGTACGCCTGCCTAAAAGAGGCATATATATGTGCTGCATCCTTTTCAAAGTCAATAAGACGTTTGTTGTCGTTATCTTCTTTAGTAGGCATCGGATTCCCTTGCAGATCATACTCAACGCGCTTCTCTTGCTTCATTTCAATAAATTCTTCATAGATATAATTCCAAAGTTCAACTGCTTCCAGGCCTTGTAAAGACTCACCCAGAAGTAATTCAAGACATATTTCCGCTTTTTCATGATCTCTAAGGTCTTTCCTGTCCAGCCAATCAAAAGCATCTAAAACGACATCGAATGCAAAATTAATGGCATATTCTTTTCCGTTATAAATAAAAGAAGTGACTAAAGGGTCGTTTAACCGCATCTAATCACTTCTTTTGCTTTGCTTTTTGTTTTTGTAATGCTTCTTTTTTCAATTCATCTACGCTTTCAGCACGTTCTTTTTCTAGCTCTTTGATTTTTTCAGCTATAGCATGACCGATTGGATCAAGTGCTTTTTCCAGAGCGATAATATCCGGATATTCCTTGTAAATTTTCTTGAATGTACCGTCACCAAAAAGGATGTCGTACTGGGCAGCTATAAACTCCTTATTCAAATCCAGTGCTGCATCTACATTTTTTATGTCCTTTTCGGTGTAATCTTCTGGCTTATATTCTCTGAAGTTATCCGGAAAATGAATATGCATTGCTTTTTCTTCTGCTTCTTTAAGTTTTTCTTTTGCAATTTTGTCAATGTCGAAGAAGCGCCTTAAATTCTCAAAAGAACTGTCAAACCATAATTCTAGTTTGCCTATTTTTACCGGGAATCCGGTCCGTTGTATGTCTATCTTGATTTCCGACATGTCCTACCTCCTAAAAAAAGAGAGGCCTTAAGCCCCTCTATCCTTCTGGTGTGCCTTCCAAGTCAGTTTCTTCCGGAATTCGGTCAAAACGGATATTACAGGAAAATGTTTCATATGCCGATGCATCCCCAGCACCTGCCACGATTGCGGAAACAGTTGCACGACCGACCCATTCTTTCTTACCATCAGAACGGACAACTCGGTGCCAGATTTTGCGGCCGTCACCTGTTTTTCGCTTCAACCCTGCAATTAGTTCCTGTGCTGGGTCCTCCGGATCGTAATAACCTTCCGGAGTGTACGCTTCTGCTACCGATGTTACGGTTGTCTCAGGTGTTCCATCCCCATCGTAGAAAGCCTCATCCTCCGTTTCCTCGTTCGTATCGTCACCAATTGTGGAGATGTATTTGGCTAATTCTAACCACTCATCGCCCGGATCGCTTTCTCCTGGAGTGTATGCTTGTACATAGTGTTTCCGTTCAGCGTTTTTCAGTCTAGCCATTTGTTTATTCCTCCTTAAATACCGTTATATTTGCTTGCACATCCAATAAAAAAACAAACCATCCTTGATCATCTAACTGATTAATGAATGGTTTGTTCGTTATGATTAAATTTTCGAATTCAAAACTGCCATCATTACTTTGCAGTTCAGTTAATGCCTCAAGTTCGTTTTGGACAGCCCATAAAGTAGGGTGTATCCTGCTTTGCTCTTGGGACTTCATAGCAAATTCAAAATTCAATTGCTGATCACTAGTGCCGTCCATGTATTCAGAGACTACCCTGCTGCCTGGTAAAGGATAGATAACAAAGGATTCACCTGTACCTAAATATCCCATTTTTAATTCAATGGGGAGCTGTGGAATTTGATTTACTCTTTCAGTTAATCGCTGCATAAAATCCATTAGAATCCAGCTCCCTTCAAGTACGCACGTTCCCAATCTTTCATATGCAGACCTTTTGCTTTGTTATCCCAACGCGGACCCGTTCCCGGTGTCGTGTAATTGTACATCATCATATAGAACATCTTGGCAGCATAAGGAGTGTTGTAATTTATCTCTGAGCCATCAATGTCGATTGTGGCAGTCTGCCTTAAAATAAAGTCATCAGCTGGCACAAACGGATTCATGTCTGCAAGTGCCTGGTTCGCCATTGCCTGTTGTCCTCTACGCCTTGCCTGTGGACTCATTTTTTGATAGGCACCACCCAAATTAATTTCAACTTTTACCATCAGACCACCTCCAATTCGTAGGAATAAATGGTCTTTTCGTATGGTTCATAGATTGGTATAACCTTTGTCAGCTTATGATCTATGCCATCAAAATTCAGAATGGATTCAGCTTTAAAGTCAGGTAACGGATCCGTTATCCCTTCATAGCAAAAAACAACCGCATTATATAGCAGTTGCTTTCCTGATGATGACGAACTGTATTCAGCACCCCGATCTATTCGGCAATTTTCAATCTTGATAGGATCATCATAAACAGGTTCCATCCATTCATTTTCGCCCAGGTATTCATGGTATTTAAAACTATCAATACAAAATTCAGCAGGTGGCTTTGGCATTACCATACGGAAACACCGGCATATAAAAGCCCTGTATCTTCCAGGTAAATATAAACATCCTCAGCCACCATCGATTTACTGGTATTGCCTGCTCTGCTTTCTGCATTTGTAACCCTTGTGCGCCCGGCGCTAAACGTCTGAGGTGTTTTATTAATAGCTTCATAGGAAGTACCTCCTACCTCATGGAAGTACTCTATTTGAGCCGCTAACGCCTGTTTAAATTGTTGCACACGCCATTCGTTATCAGTTTCTATGCTATTTCTAACATAAAAATAGCCTGTAACATTATTGAGAATGGCGGATGCCTTTTTTAGCAGGCTGTTGAATTCTGTATCGTTTATTTCAACATTGCTTAAATCAGTAAATTCTTCATATGTGAGATAAGGCATGTTCTCCCTCCTAATAAAAAGAGGAGGGCTTTATTTGCCATCCCCTACATTTTCTTCTGCTTCTGGTTGTTCGTGTTCTTCCAGTAAATTTTTAAGTGTTTCGTTTTTAGCATTTCCTTTAAACTCGACGCCGAGCTCTTCAAGACGCTTCTTAGCCGCCTCGCGATCGAAATTATCATCGGGTGTCTTTTCCTCATCCTTGTCTAATCGCTCGTACTCAAAGTCCTCGTAGCCTTTGAATTTGTTACTTTGGTTCCTAATGTTTTTAACGACTTCATCAGCGCGTTTCACCGTCATCTCAACAGGTTCATTCGCTTTAACCTCGCGCTTTAATTCTTTGTCTCGATAATTTTTATTAAACTTAAATACTGCCATTTAAATCATCCTCTCAATATTTTTAGGCTTACGCTTCCGGAACTGTTTCCTCAATGTCGATTTTGACCATGCCATCTAAACGCTCTGGGAAGATCAATACACCGGATGCCAGTACAGTCTGTACAGATAGAGTTTCTAGCTGCTGGCCATGTGCCATAGCAATATATCCGAATTCGTCAGTATACATATTAAACTCTTGATATGCTTCTGAACCAGCAGGGATGTAAGCCACTTGCAAGTTATCTGAAGCAGTAGCGTAAACAGTGCCTTGAGGAATAGTGTTATTTAAAATAACCATAGTTCCAGTCACATCGGTGTAGTACCTTAATCCGAATTGAGTTTCTAGCGTGATATCCTTGTTGGCAATTTCTGTAGCAACGTCTAACGGATTAACAAAGGCTACTGTAGTTATTACATCATCTTCAAACAATACTTCCAGCGCACCCCATGCAGAGGCCAGGGCTCCTTGCAATGTTCCGGCGTTCAGGTTCGCTTGTTCAGTGCCATGTGTCTTAATTGTTTCGTACAGGTAATCACGAATGCCTTTCTGAACCTCGCGAATAAGCGCATCATCTGTACGATTGATAGCTTCATCACGACCATAGCGCTGAATTGCTTCAGCTGTGGTTACCTTACGATACTTTTTGAGCTTGATTTCCTTCGTGTCAGCCGGTTGAGGCGTTACTTTAGAAAGTGGAATCAATTCCCCTTCTCCTACGTCTCCATCCGCCAAATCAACTTCCGGCGCGGTGTACATGGTTATAGTAAAACCTTCTTGCACAGGGATTTGGCGAGTGATACCCAACATTTCAATGAACTTGCTAAGATCCTCTCCGAAACGGTAAGTGTAATCGATGGATTTAGCTTCTAATTCACTGAAATTATCCTGCATTTGTGTGTTTGGCTCTGGGTAATTACCTGACCGCGCAAAAGTCTGTAAGTCCATTTTCAATGCATATTTTTTCTCCATTTAAATCGTCCTCTCCTTATCTGAATAAATGTGAATTTTCTCTTATCATTTGTTGACGCTTGGTTGCGTCTTTCTCTTTCATGATCTGTTCTTTAGTTATCGTCCCGCTACCGCCACCGTTTGGGTTGCCACCTGTTACAATGTGCGGAACACCTGGTTTTTCCTCTTTCTCGAACAGGTAAGGTTCGTTTTGCTTTACGGATTTCAAGACATCTTCAAACCCAATCAACTTTTCATCTTTGAATACGACTGATTCTAGCTCGTCCTCTAATGCTTTTTTTGCTCTTTTCGGATTAACCGCCTTTGCATCTCGCAAAGCAGACTCGATGGCGAAGTCACGCTGCTGAGCATCAAGTTTCTTCTCATATTCAGTTTTGGTAGTTTCGTTCTGCTGCTGTAAATCTTGAATCTGCTTTTGTAAATCCTCGTTGCCTTTAGCTTTTTCGGATAAATCATTTAGTTGTTTATCACGTTCGGTAAGCTGCTTTTTGTAATCCTCGATTTGAGTTTCAAGACCTTCTACCTTATCAGCCTTATCCTTAGTGGATTTCACTACTTTCCCATGTGCTGCCATAACCTTATCAATCTGTTCATCTGTTAAACCTAACGCTTTTAATTCTTCTCTGTTCATTTATAAGTCCTCCTACATTATTTTTACGTGGTATAGTCCACGAATTGGATTAGCCATTTAACGCATGGCTGCGGATGATTGCATAATAAAAGCACCTAACGCTTGACTGCTAGGTGCATGTTAACCAATAATATCTAGTTGTTCAGAACCGCCACGGGATAATCCCCGAATAAATACATTTTTATTCATCACATGGATTAATTCATCTGTATAGCTGCGCTCATAAAATGCTTGTTTTTCATGAAATGAACGACTAGGAATACAGATAGTTTCTTGAACTCCCTCAGCTTCGATTCCCACAAAAACAAATGGAGCTTTTTCTTCTCTTGCTTTATCGAATTGCTCGATTAGATGCTTTTTATTTAACTTCATATTTTCACCCCTTTCACTACTTACAAACGGCTACCCACCCGGCAGCTGGGAGATGTGGATCACTTTCGCTTATTTTTCTCCATAGAATTTAGTTTCTACAGTTTCTTCACCTTCACCAAAGTAAATATGGTTATCTTTCAAAACTTGATATAAAACCTTGCTCAACCTATCCACCATGTCCTCATCGTGATCGGAATAACCAGCATTTTCAAAGATTGCATGTGTAAGTTCATGTATAAACACTTCTTCTTTCTTAGAATCAGATAGTGAATCTAAGATTTCGATAGTGGTATTACCGTAATCGCAAGCGCCGTCATAATTTCTACTGTGACCAATTTCTACAAAGGATTTTTCAACAATTTTGTATTCCAATCCGCCAACTTTTATGTTTTGTGGTAGCACTTTACCACCTCCTAACCCGCATAATCAAAGTCCTCTAAAAGTGTATCCAATGGAGTATAAACCCTTTCACGCTTATAATTCCGGCTTAAATACTCGCCATTTTCTTTCAGATGGTCACGCATAGCTTTCTGCCGTTTCCTAACCATCCGGCGCCAATGCTCGGCATTATCGCTGCCAAGTTCCTCAGCCACCATTAGATTTTTCTTATATTTAACAATATCCCGCTCAATTCGGCGCTGCCTATCCCTTGCAGCTGCTACTCTTTCATTCAGTTCAGCGTCAAAAGTCGGCTGGTTATTGGTGTTTACACCAGGAATGAATGGAATATGAATATGCCTACAATTTACCCCTCTATGACCGCCCGGATGTTCATAATCTGCCTGCCAATATGGATCATAGATTGAAAGATACTCACTATCTGGTGGAATCTCCGATACAGGTCTCAAATCGACGACATTACCCTGAATAATGGAACACGCCTTCCTTGCCCCCGCATGGCTTGTAACAACCACCGTATGAACTCCATACTCGGCCATACGGTCTTTCCTGATCTCGTCATAGGTATTTCCAAGAGTTGACTTTAAAACAGTACGAACATATCCCTCTAAAGACCACTGGTGTCCTCCACGATCAATCATGCTACTTCTGATACCTCTTTGCGCTAACTGATTAATAGACCGTTCAAGAGACTGCTCAAATGTGTATATCCCAGTGTTAAACATTGCGGTTGTACGGTTTAATACATCCGTATAAGCTCTTGATGCTGTGCCGGCACCGTATGCGGTTGTAATCAGCGTCTGATTAACATAATTATCAATATCGCTCCAGACCTGTTCGTAATAGCCTCTCATGACCTGATCAAGATTAGTAGGCATCGGGCGTGTAGCATACGGCATAGCCTCGTCAATGTCCTGTACCATGCCTTGGCCGGCATCCTCAAACATGCGGCGTATTTCCGGCTCTGCAACGTCTGTAACTTGTGACAGATGCCTGGTAACTTCATCGTTAAATAAGCGTAATTCCTGCAGCTTTTGTGCTTGCCATGCTGTAATGTCGCTGGAACCACGCTTTAAACGCTTTATTAGTATGCGGATTATTTCACCTTCAAGGGATTGGTAAAGCTCGGCCATGTTGCCGCTCCACAAGTCCAATTGATTCGGTGTTATCATCCCTTACAGCCCCTAAACTGCTTCCTCTGATAATAAAAGTCACTGTAAGGTGGAATGTATGTTATCTTTTTACATTTATTGCACCGGTAGTAATTAGAGTGTCCCATAAGCTTGTAATCGTGTCTGGGTGAAATGAACAATCTTTTTATAAATTCAAGCATTCAATCACTCCTCCTGCCCAAACATATGCCTTGCAGCATTTTCACCTATTTCTGTCGGATCAATAGCATTCTCTTCTTTTAGGATCATGTCATACCATTCCTCAGCGGTTTCTTTTGGTACTTTAAAGATACGCTGGATAGCTTCAGTGGATGGAATAAAGCCAAACGTCTTAGCCTGTCCATAGAATCGCAACAGTGCTGCCCTATCCTGAAATACCCCGTCATCAAAGTCCACGCCGATGTTCTCACGTGAAGGTATTGGACCCGTATATAGTCCGTAGAACTTTGCAAGCTCCAAAACTGATATAACCAGTCCTTTAATAAACTGTTCTACCTCGTATACATGCTCGTTCCTAGTACGGAAGGTCAAATCATTTTCACTGACTATTTCTGTAGCTGTTTTCATGCTGCGACCGTCAAAAGAGAATGTGCCTACAGATAGTTTTAATTCCATCTCCAGGGTCCGCAGTGACTGGTTGATGGCAGAGGTATATTGTTCTGTCCGAATGTCATGGGTGACATCATGAATGACTTTACCCTTATCGCCCATCCGCATAGACTTAAACACATTGACATCCGGGTCAAATATTTGTTTTGGAGGTGCGCCACTTTCATCTGGCAGGGTATTTAATACCGCATCATCCACAAATACGGTCCGCTGCCCCATTCTCTTTTCCCAGGCAAATTGGTCATAAGTATCGTTAATGTCTTTCAGCGTCGATGTAGCATTATCACATATACCTAAACCAAGCGGGCTGTGAGGATTAATATTGTTAAATCCGGACGGCTTCAAATAATTAAATATCGGACGTGACAAGCCACGAATATGGGTTTGCTTCTGCAGCCCTTCGTATATTTCTTCCAGAGGAACTTCTTTCCCGATTTCTCCGGGCGATTCTGACTTGTATAGTTCATTTGTGATAACATACAAATCATCTCCGGTTTCGCTCTTTTCCCACTCATGAAATTCAAGCAGAGTGTAATATGTGAGTTTGTCACCATCTGCTTTAGTAGTAACGGACTTCATTACCCCCTCACTAATACCATTGCTGTTAGAACGTAATGGATAAAAAGCATTTGCAATAGCCCAGGAGAATTCCATTTCCCCATTGTCTCCAAGATAAGGACGAACAGACAGGCCACCAACGGCAAACGTCGGCTCCAGGTAGTCCGCTAGATTCTTCTTGAATTTGTTATGCTCAAATACGTGCTGAATAAATTCATGAGCAGATTTAAAGCTGTTAGTCTCTTCTCCGTTTTCATCTGCATCCGAAACGTATATTTCGCACTGCTCGTTAAAAACAAGGCCAGCAAGTACGTTTGCGCTTAGCTTACGTATGTTCAAATGCATGTATTTTCGCTTCTTTAAGTCGCCGTTTGAATTATAGTATTTTACCTGGGGATAGTCCCCGGAATACTCTCTTATATTGCGCTCAATGCGCTCTAATTCCTCCGGGTCAATATTAATCTTAGGATGATCATTAATACTCCGTAATGTATTGCCAGTCAATGCGTAACCTCCTTTCCTAAACCAGCCTTTAATGCGGTCTATAATATTCAACCTGTCACCTCCTAGACTTTCAATCTGAAGTCACGTGCATTGGATAAACATAGATATATAAATTGGTCACAAGTGTGATCGTCTTCTTCGATAACTTGCGGATTATCACTGTTGACTGTTTTCTCATTCCAGGAGAACTTTTTATGTTCTTCAATGAAAATCTCGTTACTATCTGCATGATCCATTCCGGTTGGATACGGATTTTTGAGATAATAAAAACGACCCTGTGCTAAAAGGTCAGTTGGGTAGTCAATCATATCCACTTTCTTTTTCTTATTTACTGGCGTTAAATGCTGCCTATAGTCCTTGTAATACTGGTTCCTGAGTGCCCCCTCGGCACTGTCTATGGTTCGATTCATAATCCTGGCACCTTGCCAATAATCTTGCGTAGCTGTTTTGGTTATAAATTCATTTAATTCTTTCGACAGCTCGCTCGGTGCTTTTTTGTCCACTTTACCGGCCGGACTATAATAATACGTATTAAGCAATATGACTTTACCTTTAGCGGTCAGCCCATAACAGCCGTGTGTTGTTGCTGACTGCGAGTGGCCGCCATCTGTAGAGTAATATAAACCAATGATTCTATCATCCGATGGCAACTCTTCTAACTCTTTAAACAGGTTCATATTATAAACATTGGTACCTAACCCAACAGGCTCGCCAAGATAAATATACCGGTAATAATCATAATCATTATTCTTAATCCGGTTTATATCTTTCAACATCTGGTCCGTAATAAATCCGAGTGTGTCATCTAAATAACTGGACTCATGTACCAGGTAATCTTCTACTCCAATCATCCTGTCCGCCCATTCATTTATCCAATGGTATGGATTCCGCGGTGGATTATAAGACCAAAAGAACTGTACAAATGGCGCAGCTTCATGCTTTTGCCGCATAAACGTAATGTTTGTCTGATCAAATTCTTCTTCCGTTTCAAACTCTGCAGCTTCTTCATACCAGACTGCAATGAGATCATCGATATCATTTGATTTTAACTTTACAAATTGATCCAAGCCATAAAAATAGAATGTTGACCCTGTTTTTTTATGGGTTAATTTGAAAGGTGAAACGGTCGATTTAAAGCTTTTAGTTAAGCCTAACAGTTTAATAGCCCACTGGACCTTGTTGTAAACTGAGTCTCTTATTGTGCTGCCTACTTTTCGCAAAACGACTACATTAGCTTTCTTTCCAGCCATTATATATAAAACCATCATGAAAACGAGCTTTAAAGCAATAACGGATGATTTAAAAGAGTTACGGCCGCCTTTTAATATGTTATAAGGTTTTTTGGATCGCCATACATCCTTAAAATGGGGATTAACGTTCTTCTGGACATTAAATACTATCTGCTTTTTCTCTTTAATCATTACCATCGCCCCATTCGTCGACAATAACGATTTCTTCTATTTCCTCGCCTTGTTCCCTGCTCAACTTCTCAGCTTCGGCTTTAGATTTATCTATGTTGGCTTGCATTAACTCTAATTTCAATCTGCGTTCGTCCTCATCATGAGCCATTTCAAGAAATTGCTTTATAGATGATCTCAATTCAGCAATAGCTCTTGACTGCGCGTTTAAAAAGCTTGCCTGTCTATCCCAAGCAAACTGGAACTCCCATTCCCGCTCTTGTATGTCCATGCCGTCTTTCTTCTTTTTCAGCACCTTAATTATTTCGTCTTTATTCTCAACGTACATTACCTGTTGAGCACGTATGATAGCTGCATACTGTATTTGTATCTGATCCCAGATTAAGTCGGCCGGATCCTCTTTATCTAGCATTCCCATTATCTCTAACGTTTCTGCAGGAATGTACTTGCTAAAGAAACCATGCTTTCTAGCTGCACTGTTCCGTTTTGTGAATTGGTTCTTTGGATTAGGGTTACCACTCCTATTTTTCTGTGCATTAGATGTAGCTTTCTTTTTTTTAGCTGGCTGCATCTCTTTATAATGGGTTGCAACCTTCTGACTTTTGGTTGCATCCTTTTTGCCGGTTGCATTCCTCGACCATTTCTCCCGGCTTTTTCTGCTTTTTAATGTACCCAGCTTTACATTATGCTTATCGGCAAGTGCAGCTAATGTAATTTTGCTTGTTTCCCACTCTCTACGTATTTCCTCCCAATTAGCCATTTACATCAACTCCACCCCCGACATATATTTTTGAATTTAAAAAAGCACCTATAGAGGTGCTAGAATAATTTAATGTTTCTCTGGCATATAATAATTCATATAACTATCTACATCCCACAAAAAACTAAATGCTTTTCTTTCCGTTAATTGCCCGGTTGTTTTCGTATACGCTTCAGCCACCGCTGGTCTGTAGTATCTAGAAAATAATTCGTGATTATTATAAGCTTTTTCTATTCTTATTAAATCGTTGTTTTTGTATTCTACTCTTAACTCATTCCGGAGCTCTCTTGCTAATATCACAGTAGCCCTTTTATCTTCTTCATACAACTCCATTAGCTTGTTTGCTCTGTCTATAAAATATTTCATTTTTTTAATAACTATTTCATTAGGTACTTTGTGTATTCCATCAAATAACGGCTCATTCATCTTATCCCCTCCTAGTGTAATCTTACTATAATCAGAAAATTAAAACCATACTTAGAAGGAATTAAAATTTTATGTAAAAAGACACCCGCTGTGGATGCCTTTATCACTCTTTCTTATTCTTATTTGGTCCCGATCTACCTTGCAATCGGGAATCCTTCTTGCTTGTATTTGTCGTATTTTCTCTGCTGACCTGGCCGGGCTTTGTCCTACCTTTGTCTCTTTCTGCCATAAGAGCACCTCCTGTAAAAACGGTACCCAGTATAACCCAGTAACAAACGTAACATAGAGGTATTTTGCCGCGCCGACCTCCCTCCCATTTTAAACTACAAATTTTTCTAAAATCAAATCATGCAAGAAGTGGCATTTTTGGCATATTTGGCACAGCATGTTTTCTTTCATCTCTCTAATCTTGTTTCTATTGATGCCTAGATGATCTGCTATTGATCTGTAGCTCATTCCTTCCATCATGCAATCCAATATAATTAATTGCTGTGGATCCTGCAGGCAATCTCCCATACTTTCAATGGATTGGACTATTTGTTTATATTCCCGCCATCTGTTCAGTAATCGTCTTTCTCTTGCATCCATCGCTTCCATTTCGGCCTGGCTCTTAATGCTAGTATTTGGTTTTGGTAACGTAGCCTCTACTCCGTATTGGGAAACCAGTCCAACTGATGGACTCTTGCTAAAGCTCCTCCACAAAATACCTTCAATCCTGTCCATCTCTCTTTTTCTCCAGTGATATTGATAAATTAGATTTTCTATCTCTTTTACGTCCATCAAAACCCACTCCCTTAAGAAGGTATTTGTAATATTCACTTGCCTTAACTGGACTTACCGGACCCGTTCTTTTATCTTTTCTGTACTTATTGATTTTCCACTTGTACATTTGCATGCTACCTTTCTAAATAAAATAAAAAAGGACACCAAACGGCAGCAGCTAAGCTGTCATTCAGTGTCCTCCAGTTGGCTGGTAGAACTCTTATTTTATATACCCAAAGTAAATATCTGCTATTTTCTTGTCTATTAAAATTTCAATTTCTTTTTTACTAATATCATATCGAATCAGGTTTCTTTCTGTTTTTGTTCCTATTTCATTATCCTTACGGATGTTCACTTGAATTGACTGTTTCAATATTTATCCCCTCTCTTTCCAGGATTTGTTGAAATTTTTCTTTGTCATATAGTGGTTGAATTATTGGCCAATCAAGTAAATCCATCATTGTATAATCCTCCGAAATAAGTACTGATTCCAGGTTTTCAATTGCTGTTGTATTGTTATCTAGCAATAAGTTTTTACACATTTGATAAATAGATTTAGATGCGCTAAAATCTATTTCTTCTACCTCGGATTTCACCTTAAAAAATTCTCCTTGCCATTTAAAAGTCTGCCAATAATTAATCTTTATGAGATATTCCATTTCCTGAGACAATTTATCTTTTAATATTGTTTTATATAATAATTGTGCTAAAAAGTATTTTTCTTTTCTAAGCAATTCAAAGGCGTATTCTTGCCCTATCCTAACTCTTTCTTCATTCTCTTTCTCTAAACTCATCCAACAAGTGTACATAAGTGAAAGACCATATACCCGAAAAATGTCAATACTTGATAGTATATACTCTTTATCAATTTTAATTTTATCTCCTTTTTTTATTCCTTCTCTTAATTTCTCATCAACCTTGGTTAGATAAATATTATTTACCTCTCCTCCACCATGCACAATAAGATTCCTACGATTAAATACTTCATTAATTATTTTCTCGTAATCCTGTAATTCTTTTTCTAAAGTAATACTGAAATTTGATTTTATATGCTTTATCCAACTTTCATTAGACTGTCTCATGATATCGGTTACATGCTGTTCTACTAAGTAATTTTTTGCTTCTTCTATGCTTCCAATCTTTTCAATTTCGGACAAAGTTAAAGTTTTTTTATTTATATTTATTGAAGCTGGATAGTTATAAGCCCTATATTGTAATATGTTGGTTATAAGTAACTCAAAATTTACAGCTAAAGTTATCAAAGATGATTTATAAAGTAGTTCAGTATGACTCCTAACCTCTTCAATGCTATTGAAATAATTGTCAAATCTATGTTTTGTTCTTTCGTCGTGATACCATACAGATAAATAACCCTCCCCCTCTCCAAAATCAACATCAGCGTTTAAAGTGGTTTTTCTGGGTCCTATTTCTTTTTCAACATCTTGTAGTTTTTGTAATACATTATCAAGTTCTTCTTCTGATTCTTTAGTTGCGGCAACTTCATCTTTCGCAATTTCCCTCTCCAATCTTTCTATTGTTTTTCTCAATAGTTGCTGAGAAATTTCCTTTTGAACTTCTGTAATACTTTCTTTCTCTCTATTTATACTACTTTTATGACGTTCTAGTAAAAGTTCTTCTATGGATGCTACGTAACTTTCTAATGCAGAAAGTTGTGAATAATACTCGTCTAATATAAATCCCAAACTCTTACTAAATAGTAATTCTGTCATTTAAAACTCTTCCCCCTCATCCCATTTAATCCGCTTCACCTTCCCTTGATGCGTAATAATCTTTGTTTCACCATGCACAGGAAGTTCAGCTAACCTTGCCTTTCCCTCGCTGACTACAATGGCAAAGTTTCCCTCTGTCTCCATTATATCAATTTCTAGGCGCATAGTACTAGGGTTTATGTCTAAATCTTTTAAACGCAATTGATGGCCCCCTTATGATTGCCAGACTGGTTTAATCCCATATCCTCTCGTAATTCCGGAAAAGTTCTACAGGTGTCATCTTATAAACTTGCCGCGTTCCATCATCGCAATACTCATAGTTGATATATCCATCCAGGTCCTCATACAGGACATAAATTATTTCTTGCTTTTCCGGGTTTTCAAAAAGACATCTGTATTTGTGCCTTACTTTGAACCTTTTAACTATTTCAGCCATGCAGATCACTCCTAAGCTGTTTCTGCAGCTATCAATCTATCGACTGCTGACAAATAATCTAATGGAACACCATTCTTTGACTCGACCATGAATGCATAAATCTCCAAATCATCCATAGGAATTGATTTCCTGCCGCCATGTTCAGCTTTTCTTATATACTTCTGAACCATATTATTCGGAACAAGGAAAACGTCTCTCAGCGCCCTCATTTCGACGATTACGAATGATATGGCTCTTTGTTTTTCTGCTTCATTCAGATATTTGACCTGGTGTTCGGTTAACATGGAAAGAGGAAAGCTCTTTTTTTCGGTTGTTTTGGCTTCAAAAGTGATTGCACACCCGGCATATATTCCGTCATAATCCACTGTTGATTTCTTATCAAAAACGCATATATGCTGTTTCCCTCTTGTTTTACCTATGATCTTCATGGGAGTAGGACGCTTGTTTATGAGCGCCCTTCCCTGGTTTTCATAAAGCTTGTTAGTGTAATCCAATGTGTATTCAAACGCTTGTCCGCGCTTGCCTGTGTAAATTGTCATCGGCATTCACCGTATGCTTTTGCTGCACGACATTCTTCGGTAATGTGGACATGTTCCAAGGTGAAAAGACTTAAATCCTCTACTTTTCTTCCGTCTCTAGTTTCGTAGACTCCAAGCCTATATAATTCATTTATCAACTCTACTTTACGATCGTTGATTCTTCTTTGCCGCTGTTTTTCGGCGATATCGACCATTAGTAACCCGCCTCCTGACGTTCATGGTTAATTTTGTTCTTATCCATGTAAGCATTCTCTATATCCTCATACGTAAAGCCGAAACCGTTAATCCCGATATTTAGGAATAATATCCACGCTGTTCTAAAATGGTACTGGCTTTCCGGGAAACCAAATGCTTTTATCCATTTTTCGTTCTGTTCATCAGTAGGATTTTCAAAATATGACTTATTGATAAAGTAAAGCGTTTCTAGTAACCATTCCGTCAATTTTCCATCAAATTCATTAGGGTCCAGCTGCTCTTCAAAGATAAATAGTGCATCTTCCCATTTGTTGAGGATTGCTACTTGCAGGAAGAAATGCATTCCGTCAACGTATTCTTCTAGGAGTGGGTTATTAATTGTTTTTCGTTTACCATTGCATTGTGTACACTCGTCTAAGCCATTAAATCCTTTACCATTACAGTGAATACAGTCGCCTAGACTTATAGATGTTTTTGGACTTTGGTCCTCACTCCAATACTTAAACCAGCGACCCTCATTCGCAAATTCTCCCAGTTCTACTTGCAATGCCAGGAATGTGTCTTTAACTACATCCTGTTCATTTAAATTCTTTTCCTGCAGAATGAAATTCAAAAGCTCACCCTGCTTGTCTATTAGTTTTTGTAGGTTCATTGTTTCCTCTCCTTGTGTCGGTTCTTAATCAGAAATTAGACTTTAGAATAATTTAGTTTGTTCTACGTCTCCAAAAGTTTTTATATATTCACGTTTCATCTTGTCCTCCAGATTTTTTTTATGCATTTTGTGACCAATGTGCAATGTCAATCCGTCATCCCCATAAAATTGAACGTAATCTAATTGGAGTAATTCATCTATAGACTTACAGGAACCTATTTTTGGAACAAATTCAGTTCCGTTGTAATAACCTTTATAAAAATTGATGTTCTCACCTTTGTTGTAAGCATGTATGAACAATCTGTTTTCCATTTCCTTCACCTTGCTCCAAATTTTGTTTCCACTTCACATCACATACTTCAAATACTTTTCCCCGATCCTCTTATTCAGCCGACCTATATGCGGCTGGGTATATCCCATTTTTTGCCCGATCTCCGATTGAGTGTTATCTTCCAAGCGCATTTTTACTATATTCTGTTCAACAGGCTCCAGGCTTGCTATAAAATCATTGACATAAACTTCCGTATAATCTGCTCTCATTCCCATCTGATCAAGCAAAGTCATCTTTTCATTTTCATCTGATACTACCTTTTGCAAAGATTCTTCTTGCATCATACTGGAGAAAGCTAACTGCACATTCTTTACCGACACATTGAGCTTTTCAGCTATTTCCTTTTTTGATAGTTCTTCATAGTCAGCTGAATTGATTTTATTTGCAAGCTCCAATGCGCGGCGGGGATGCTTAACAGTTTTTGAATGATCACGTAAGAATTTTAATCCCTGGAGCCTGATATTCTTCACAGCATAGGTTGAAAATTTATATCCCTTGCTGTCGTCAAAATTTCTGTAAGACTTGATAAGTGCTATATTGCCCTCGCTTATTAAATCATCCGGATCCAATCCCGCGTTTCGTGCGACTGGGAGCGATGTTCTAAGTGCTAAAGGAATTAATCTTTTATGTTTTCTATAGCATTCTTCCTCGCTCAATAATTCCCCATTTATCTTTTTGATGACTCTCACCCCCTGCTTTACGCCTCCACTTCCATTGCTCTAAATGCTGCAAGTTTGTATTTAAGTTCCCTGAGTGACTTGCCTTCCGTATCGTGATAATTAAATCTGTTATTTAATTCCTCTACGATGTGATTGATCATGATGTCTTCCTGCATATCGTGTGCTCTGATTGGTCTCATTCCGATTCTCCTTTATTTATCCATCTTTTTTTGAGATAATCGAAGCACTCAACTCCGTGTTCGATAGCTTTATCAGCACATGTCCAGCACATCAACTTATTGCCTTTGTCAGTGAACCCCACATGCAAAGAATCCATATTTTTAAATGGTTTTCTGCAAAGCTTGCATGCTTTATCCCGTTTCCTTATCCTTCTAAAGTTTTCATCATAAAGCATAAGGTTTAAAAGGACCTTGCTTACCGCTGTTTCGTGAACTTCTTTCCTTTCATGCACCCATACACTCATTCAAATTCCCCTCTCATAAATTCATCCGGCGGACAACCTTTCAAAAACCCTTTTTCCTCCCACAAAATGAGTTCTTGTCCTCCCCAGGTAGTCCGATAGCCGATAACCTTTATTTTTCCGTTTGGAGTTTCTAAGCTATCGCCCGGTTCGGGGAGTTCGCCGCCAAAAATGGATAGTTGTTGCATTACATCCCCTCATTTCCGCTTGGTCTCAGGCTCATAAACGAACCTTCTACCGCCTATTTCAATAACGCTGGGCTCTCCCTTTTTCAATTTCTTTACTTCAATGACAGCTGCTTGTTTAGTTCCTTTTTCTACTTTGGTTGGTTCTTTTCTCTGATAAGCATATGGCCGTTTTATTTTTCCCTTTCTTGCTTGATCGAACAAAGCTAAAAAGATTTCATCCGGATCCCTTTTATATTTTTTAGCGATAAAATATATGTCCATGCCTGCGTGCCAATCTCTAGTTATTTGAGCGACTTGACCTTTTGGAAAAGCCGGCTCCAAATCCTCCAGGATAAATTCATGGTTTCCTGTGAGTGGAAGCATTGGCGTTGTATTAGATGCTGTGTTCATATAGGGGCAGCCTCCATTCCCACTGCCTCTTTTAGCTTTTCTAAGTCACTGTCATCCCGGACAAAGTCACAATCGCTGTCCGGGCAGGGCTCGAATTGCAGGTAGTAGCCGTTGTCTATCGTTAGGCCGCCCGTTCCGTTGCAGGTTTTACACATGGGATTTTTCCTCCATTTCAAGTTCCTCTAAATAGCCTTTATGAAAGCAAGGTCTGCAAATCTTCGTTTCTTTATAATGCGCCGGGTATGGGAAAATACGCCCTTTCTCACATATATCTCTAGTTGTAGTTCCGCACTTTTGACATTTCTCATAAACTATTTTCGATGGATAATACACTGGGTCGAATTCAACGAAAACCTCGAATTCCTCCTCACAATTTTCACACTCCCAATCGAATGTGTTGTCGCTTGATAATCCGTCACTTAGAGCATCGGACATATCGTTTTCATATTCACAATAAGGACATTCTGTTGTATCAAACATGCGATTCACCTTCTAACAGTTCGGGGTTTTCAAATCGATTTCCGATGACTTCTAAAGTAGTGGTGACTCCATCAAACCTACTAACTTCCACATGCGGTATAGTAGAATCAATCAGATAATGATAAAACCGAGAATAAGTTCTCTCGTATTTATCCTCATGTAGACCTATAATCATGAATGAACCATGTCGGTATTCAATAACGTTGTTTTGGTCATGAGTTTTAACAAGATCCCCTTCATAAATCTCCTTGCCATGCTTATCTTTTAAACCCGTAAATTGACCTACTGACTCTTTTTCAACAAGAGTGTGCGCAAAATATCCCATTCCTGTAGAGTTCCACTCCACAATATGATGCTTACCTTCAGAACATCCACCATAGCAATAGTCAACAAAGTAACCGCCGTACGCCCATTCCCCTGCTTTTCTTAATCCAGCATCTTCTAAAGTTTTTCCCCTGAATTTAATTGTTCTCATGATTCTCCCCCTCCAATTCATCAATTTCCATCTGGTTCTCCGCCAATCCCACTTCCTCTTGCTCTTGCTCTTTCAAATATTTCTTATAGCAAACCGGACCAAATTCACGGTCAATGCTTTTCCTGTCTTTTAGCTTTCTGCCGCATCTGGTGCATGCTCCCATTAAAACCTCTCCTTTCGCAATCTATAATCGTCTCCTTCAACCCGGTACAATCTATCTCCGCACATTCCTAGCAGTCTACTGGAAGCCGCATAACCAATTTTGTCGCTCAATGTTCCGGCATCCTCATTGGAGCTGAATAGAATTGGCCGCTTATGCAAATATCGCTCATTGATGATTTGGTAGTACAGGCCCTCTTTTGATTCCGACCATTTGGCTTTGCCCAGATCATCCCAAACCAGTACATCAGCAGCGATCGCACTTTCCAATAGCTTACTCAGCGTTTCTCCGCCATCACCTGCCATACGCGCATTTGTTAAATCGTCCATGAAAGTAATGTCCGATACACATAAGACTCTTGCTCCCCTGTCGAACTTGGAATATTGTCCTGGAGCAATCTCGTCACGTACGCGGATCCGATTTAATATCCATTTGGCGGCTGCCATCTGCAGGTGCGTTTTCCCAAGGCCAAAATTGTTATGATCTTGCTTTGCTTTGTATTTCGCCTCTCCAGACAATGATCTAATCCTACTTTCACCAAATACCGCCAGGAACCCTAAGCTGTTATGCTCCGGTTTATCTTTGATAATGCTCGGGAATTCTTTAAGGTATTCTTGTGTTGCATGTAAAAGCGTTTGTTGCACATCACTTTCGGTCTTGTAATTATCAAACCTGGCATCCTTGAACTCTTCAGGAATTAGAGCGTTTTTAAATCTGTTTTTAAGGCTTTTTTGTTTCATGCAATGGCATGGCCTTCCTAAATCTTTAATAATAATTTCGCCGTTGTACTGTTCTTGTTCCGCTTTTTCAATCAAAAAACCGGTATCATTACATGCTTTGCACTCAGCGTCCGAAGGCTCGTTCTGCGGCTTCGAGCTCTCGTATTGCTTGCTCATAGCTTGTGCCCTTTCCAGTACCTGTTGCATTGCTGAACCCAGATCCGTGAACCCTGCTGCCATTAGACTCACCTTCCTTTTCTTCGTGGTAACGGTCCAATATAAAACCAACGCAGTAATCTAAAGAATTTATCTTGTCTCTGGAATGTTTAGGTTGAAATGTTCTGAAACGCTCTTCTAAAAATTCAATTGCTTTATCAGGCGGTATACCAGATTGCTCTATTTCTTTAGCTGCAGTTTCGTCTTTTGGACTAAACATGAAATGCCCTTTCAATTCCATATAGCGATTTAAAATCTTTTGGTGATTTTCTTCCGGCGCGCTATCGGTAGTAGCGTTTATTACATTATTAACATTATTAACATTATTGTTTGTGGACATTTGTTGGTCAGTTGTTGGACTTTTGTTGGACAATTGATGGTCAGTTTTATGGGCATTGTCACTGAATACATTTTGGTAAACATCGTAGTTATCAATGGTTACAACCGAATATTTATTGGTACTTTTGATGGTCAACATGCCCCACTGTTCAAAGTTGTTTAAGTGTCGCCACCAAGTTCTTTCATTTAATCGTTGTTTCGGTTTTACACCCTTATTCATTTCCTCTGCTAACGAAAATCTCCCGGTCACAAATTGCCCTCTTTTCAAGGAAACTATTTTATTACCAACCAGTTGTTCCCTGTCTTTATGTGAAGCTTCAAATAAACAATAAATCCATAACTTTAAGTAATTGGGGTCTGACCATATTGGATTGTCCATTAATTTTCTGTGCAAGCTTATAAAACCTTTCATTTCAATGCCCCCAACCTCTAGTGTCTATCAATCTCACAAACCGCAAATTTACCTTTAACCTTCAAAGTTCTATATCCGGGATACCGTTTCATGTATTCTAAAACAAGCTGCTTTAACTCTTCCTGGTCTTTTGCTTGCTCCCAGATCCACCCTGGGAGCAGAACGTTAGTCTTGTTATACATAAATCAGTTCGCCAACCTCGACCGGGGCGTTTAACTTCTTAGTAGATTTACAGTAGTCACATTTCCCGCAAGCTACTGGATCTGCTTCACCGGACCTCACTTCACTTATCCGTTCCAGTTTCATTTCTACATACTCATACTCAAAATCGAATCGGCTTTCATCGAAGTAAATTACTGCCTTGTTCGGGATCGATTCCTTGCTGACTGCCACGATATAAGGCGTATATGCTTCACCTGTGTTATACTCAATAATCTTCCTGTAAATAGCCATTTGCAGTACGTAATCCCACTTTTCGATGAAAGATACCCAGCCGTCATACTTCTCACTCCAGGACCTTGCATGTATGTCTCTGGTAGTCTTTAAATCCGTGAATAGCTTACGTTTATGGTTTATAGAGTCAACCTTCATTTTCCAATCGATACCGAAGATATTTGCTGTATAGATTTGCTCTTTTTCACCTTCCATGGCAAACATTGCAAAACTGTCATTTTTAAGAGCTTCAATCATCCTGTCTGCCTGCTCATAATCCGCATATTTGCCGCCGCGCTTCTTAAAGATCGCACTGTTATGCTTCTCCTGGAATGTTGCAAATGCTTCTTCTGACTCAAATGCAGCATGTGTATAGTTTCCGACCATCATTGCGGCATTTGGAAAGCTGGTATATTCGCCGTTAAGGTAGGCCAATGCGTCAGCTTCACATTTATCAAATTTCTTAAAGAGGGAGACAGACATATATCGCCTGTCCATCCCTAATGAATAATAGTTAGTTTGGTTCAGATTGTTCATTTCGTTTTGAGTGATTGCCGGTTGATTCCGTCGCAACCTACTGTATATCGTGTTTGGATTGACGTTGTACATTTTGGATAATTCTTTTACAGTAAATTCTTCATTGTTCAAATGGATGATTCTTTTTATCTGTTGCCGCTTATTCGAAGGTGAGTTCTTCTTGGCCGCTTGCATCAGCTTTCACATCCTTTTTTGGCTTTTCTTCGGACTTACTTTCTTTCTTGGTGTCTTTGGTCTTATCTTCTTTAAAGGCTTCTGTAAGCTTTGATTCTTGCTTTGTCTTCACTTCCTTGGAGAACCAGTCTTCCGGTTTGCTCATGCCATCCTTTAACGATGTGAATATCTTTATAAGATCTGCATAATCACGCTCTGTAAAAGCTGAAACGTTATATCCCATACGTTCTTCTATTTGTTCTTGAGTTACTCGATACTGGTCTTTAAATGCTGTTAACGCTTTTGAAATCCGGTCTTTTAGTGGTTCTTTGTTACTGCCTTGCAAGGTCCGGTTACATTCCTCTACCGCCTTTTCAACGATGTCACCTGGAATGATTCCTAGAATGCAGGCGCGTAACCTCCTAGCTCCGTTATTCGCAACTAATTCATAAATATCACGTGGATCTTCAAGCTTTTTTATGTTACCTTTCGCTTTTCGTGTATGCGGTACCGTGAATACTTTTTCTTGTCTAACGTTTGTTTCCAAATCCCATGCGTATGCCATGGCAACTGATTCCCCAGGACGTTGCTCTAACTCTTTTACACCAAAAGCAAGGTTTCCCCAGTTTTGCGCTAACACTTCCGCTAATCTAATGGATGGACCTTCTACCTTAGTGCCTCCCCTTGGGTAGCTGTACACTGCTGCTTGTGCTAAATCCGGACGTTTACAGTTATCCAAAATCCTTTGTTCTGATTGAAATACATTTCTGGGAAACTGACGGGCCATGAAAATTTGACCCTTCACTTCCTCCATTTCTCTACTGGATTGCGCTTGTGCAAGTGTTCCATTTTGGCTTTCTTGATACTGATCGGTTAAATTATTCATTAATTTCATCCTCCAACTCTTTTAATTTTTCATACTCATCGGCATCAATCAGCACTTTGTCCCTTAAATTAACTTCCAAATAAATCTCCTGCGTAGTTATGTTTTGTTGGACCTCAAAATCCTCCCACTCAGTGTCGTCATTTAAATCTAATTCGACTTCAATATTTGAATCCATTGGGAAGTCCAATAATTCCTCTATTAACTCTCTTACTTTCATCTCAATTCCTCCTACTGTTTATAGCTATTTGAACACTAGTTTTCATGTCGCCTTCGTATGGCCTAAGTGTCTCTGCCAAAAGTAAAGCTGTATCATAATCGCCTGCATGGATTGCAAAAGGCGCATCAAAGCAATGCCATTTCCCTTTTGGTATCGCCTGGGCGTTGTCAATACGACTTTCTTCTAGTTTCTGGGCCTCATCTTCCGAGAGTGTGATACCTAATCTTTTAGACAATTGCATTGTTGTTAAATTACCTAAAAATACATAAGCCATTCCGCTTCCTCCTAATTGCAGCCCTATTAAATTGTGATATAATAGGGTTACAAGTTTTTATGAAAAATTCTTTTTTAAAAGCGCCTTTGCAGAGGCGTTTTATTTTTGTTTAAAATACTCAATTACAACAGGTGCATCCTCGATGCTCGCTATCAAATTTTCTTTAGGGCCATATACCATATACATCCGACTGACTGAATCCGGGAATTCAAGAGTTGCATCAATGATTTTCTCGACTCCCTGTTGACCAACTTCATATCCAAAAGAATAACCATTTTCATCTGTGGTATTGATTACTTTCAGAGACTTTATTTTCGTCAATTTAATCCCCTCCTTTATTGCGCTTCTCTAATCTCAACGCCTAAATGTTCCACCAAAAATTCTTCCAAGTTATCCTCCAGGACTGTTTCATGACCAAATTCATAAATCTTATCGCCTGACAGGATTTCTGTTCCAAGTGCATCAATGCCGCTGTGTTCCGGTTGTTCCAACATTTCTCGCGGATATCCTGTCCGCTCAATTTGGCCTATCAATGGATGATTCATTCTTCTTCCTCCTTTACGTTTTCGATAAAGAAATCGAGCTCGTTCAGAATGCCCATTACTAGTGCCGGATTGTCTATTTCCCTTTCCTTTCGCTTGATGCTTTTGCGTAGGGTTTCAGCTTGCTTGATCAAATCATCCATATTTAATCACTCCCTCCAGAATCGATAAGATAAAAAGCATTACTATTGCCGCACCCGCTATATGCCACCAAAATTCAGATGCTGCCATTTTTACCCCCCTAGCTGTTTACTAATGCAAAATGAAGGAATAGCATACTACCGACAAAAGACAGTTTAAAAAACAGATTTATGTGCCTTTCATTCAAAAGAAATTCCTCCTAATTAGCTCACCCTGGACTCCCATTTGTCGCAGCATTTTAGCGTAACTTTCTGCAATACGCTTTTTGTCAGCTAATTTACTAAGCTCATGAAGGGATTTAGTTAAATCGGTAGAATAGTGCTTGGCTTTTTCGACTTCTCCAGCTTCCAGCAATTCGCTAATCAACTGTAATAAATCCTTAGCGCACCAGCTCTCTTTACTCGCTTGCTTTAAATCCTCCGGCATAAAATGCTTGTGTAATCTCATATAATCCATCCTTTCGCTTTCCATTCTGGTAACCTTTTTTGCATGCACTCCTTAACAGTCACAGGGTAAACCTGTTCAAGTCTCGCAATGAATGAATTTATTGTTGTCTGCACATCCAATAACTCTTTGACTCCGATTTTTATCTCCTGGATTTCCTCATCCGTTGCAAAATCTGGATGCTTTGCCAGGCTCACATTATTAAAATGTTCAATTGCTTCAGCAGCTTCACGTTTAAATGTTTCCTCCAGTGCCAAGCGATGCCACTCAATTGCTTTGTTTGCAGTTGCCAATGGTGTTATGTAGTCTCTTGCTGTCTCTCGGGCAATCTCAAAGCCGTATTGTGCGTCGTTAAAAGCTGCAACACTCTGCTTTGCTAATTCCTTAGTCATGTTTCTGCGATCCTTTTCTAAGTGGGATACAAGGGGCTTACTGATGTGGAGATCAGTAGCCACATTTTCCTGGGTGTAGTCTTTTCTATCCCTCAGTCCTTTCAAGTGCTTTCCTACTTTCATTTTTTTGGTTCCTCCTTTGATTTTTGTATATATTTGGTTAATCATTGTTACTAAAATTAGTAGTATGATAGAAACATAGATTGATCGTCCTCTTTTTCTTGGACGTTATTTTGCTCTTGTTCACGGATCCAATTATCAATTGCTTCCTTGGAAAACATTATCCGGCGGCGTAAACGGAAATGTGGTATTTCTTTTTGCCGGACCATAGTGTATATCGTGTCAGTGTGTACGCCGAGATACTCCGCAGCATCTTTTACCGTGTAACGCTTAAGCACCTTAGATCACTCCTTTAGTTGCTGATTTTAAATAACCTCCTGGATTGTATGTTGGCGATTAGTATTTTCGATGCCTATTCTCAAACCGGTGGATGGCTGCCACATTCCAATGAATCTTAAACCGTCCTCAAATTTCTTTTTGGGGAGATCGCCATAACGCGGAAGATTAAAGTGACCTTTAAAATCTTTCCAGAATTCCGAAAATGCTTTTCGGCCTAATTCTTTGTAAGCTGGTGATTCTTTGCCACCGAGGGCTTCAACAACAATCTGGTTTGCTTTTTTCCTGATTTGGAATTCTTGTCCACCATCAATGCGCATAGTTTCTTCGAGGTTGGTGATTCTCTGATCGTGCTCTTGCGATTTCTCTTCCAGTTCAAGTGATAGCTTAAGCATTTCTATTCGTTGTTCCTTGTCGCTTAGTACTTTTGGTTTCTTGAGCTCTTGTTCCATTTCTTCAAAGCGAGTTACATATTCAGCTGTAAAAAGAACACCTTTCTCGCCGGTCATTTTATTTGCAACCATGTCACAACCCTTTCGAGTGAGACAGAAACAAGGCCTTTGCTCTCCCTTAGCGTCTTGGTAATAAGACGGAATGAAGAAATCTAACGAGCGTAAATCTGCGCTGGTTAAAACACCTACATATTGCCTGATTGTTCTCATTAATTCTTTGTGTTCTTTTCCGATCGACTTAGCTACATCACGGCTATCGGTTACTAACTGCCCTTCAACCGAAATAACTTTTAATTGGTTCATTAGATAACCTCCTGAGCATTTTTGATAAATTTTTTATCATTATTGTTAAAAAAAAGATCCGGGAAAAGTTGACGCATATCTTTTTCAAAAAAACGCTCATATTTCAACATTGTTTCCCTGCCAGGGTTTACCACTCCCTTCTCTAACTTTCGAACATAAACCGTTGATAACTTAAGTTCTTCAGCCAGTTGTTGTTGGGTAAGATTGTATTCACTTCTAAGCTGTAATAGTAATTCGCGTTCCATTTTGTCACCTCTTTTTTGATAAGTTTTTTATCGCTATCTAAACTATACATGATAAGTTTTTTATCGTCAACACTTTTTTGAAAAATATTTTATCATGGATAAATTTTTTATCGCATTTCATATATAATAGGAGGTGATATGGGGTGTTATTAATGGAAAAAAAGAATGATGTATTCGGGAAAAGGTTAAAAGAATTGCGTAACAATAAAGGTGAGAAGCAAGAACAAACTGCAGATTCAATAGGCATATCCAGAGCTCGCTACTCACATTATGAGAACAATCATGTAGAGCCTGATATGGATTTAATTAGAAAGTTTGCTGATTACTTTCGGGTAGATACAGATTATTTATTAGGTAGAACAAATACACCACGCAAAAATAATAACGATGAATCTGATTCCCTTGCAGAGATTAAAAAAATAGTAGAAGATTATGGCATAGAGGATATTTTCTTTCACAACATTGAAGATTGGAAAAATCTAACCGATGAAGATATCAAAGAGATCAAAAATCATTTTAAGTACATAACCCATAAGGCAAAAGAAAGAAAAGCAAAAAGGGGAGATTAGGTGAAAAAGGCATTATTTATTATGTTATTTAGTGGTCTCTTAATTGGGTGTAATAGCCAGGCAGCAGAGTATGGGGAAGGTTTACAGGATGTTGCAGACCAAATGTTAGATAACGCTGCCAAAGCAGAGGAAATTTTGAATCAATATGCGGTTGTTTGGGACCATACTATACAAAGTGGCGGCGCTATACCTGTTTCGGAAATGTCTACAATAACAGGGTTGGAAGAAAGTGTTGTAAGAGGTTATTTTGAAGTAAACAACATCGATAACATCCCGGATGACTTTTCTAATAATATTCACTCTTTAAATGCTTATTATAATGATTCTGGAGATTTGGATCATATAGAAAAAACTGCGGATGAAATTAAGAACAAAATCAATGAGTTGAATGATCCTCCCGAAGAATTCGAAAAGACATATGACGAACTTTTAGATATGTATACATTTTATACAGAGTATGTAGATATGGCATTTAACCCTGATGGATCATTGCAGTCTTTTAATGAAAAGGTCAATCAATTATCAAGTGATATCGCAGGTAAATATAAACGAATTGAAGCTGTTATGCCAAACGAAAACTAACCTTCTTTTAGGTGTACACACATTTGTACACCATTTATTATACAATTAAACCGAACATACGTTTTCAGAAAGGGGATATTATGAAATATGTAATGACACCATTAGAAGATTTAGTCCAGCAGCTTTATCAAAGAATCGATGTATGTCAGCCAGATCATTCTATTGATGACATTGCTGATAGGCTCGATATTGAATTATGTTATTTGCAAACCGCATCATTTTCTTCTAGAGGGTGTGTGGTTTTGGATCCACGGTTGTCGCCAGAAAAACAAAAAGAAGTATTTGGTCATGAACTGGCACACGTTTTATTCCATGTCGGAATTCAATTAATTATGCCCGAATCATTTAGATTGTTACAAGAATACCAAGCAAGAAACTTTGCTCTTCACTTTTGTGTACCTACTTTTATGTTACTGAATCAGAAATTGTACAAAGAAAGAGCACAATCAGTTGATCTTATAGCAAAAACGTATAGTGTAACCCATGAATTTGCTGATCTTAGACTCGCACATTATGAAAGACAAATAAAAGCTGCTCTTTTCTACGAGAGATTAAACGATAGTAATTTAATTAATAAAAAAGATACAAACGTATTTAAACAAAGCAAAGCCATCATTACTGTATAAGTGGAATTTGTATATTTTTCATCAAACATTACTACAAATTTTGACTTTATGCTATTGATGGGGGGTTATTAAATTGGGTAGCTATCAAAAACGCGGCAAGAGATCATTCCTGCTTGTAGTAGAAGCTGGATACGATGCTAAAGGAAAACGGAAAAAGAAAACTAAAACGATACGGATCACAGATGATTCCCTTTTAAAAACAACAAAAAGATTAGAAGATTATCTGACTCTCGAGTTGGCAAAATTCCAGATGGAAGTGGATGCCGGGGAATACGTTAATCCGGAAAAATTAAAGTTTGCAGACTTTGTTGACGATTGGATAGAAAAGCATGCAAATAAACACCTGGAAGGGAAAACTATAAGAAATTACACTGAAAAACTTAATAATTATATACTGCCGAGATTCGGACACCGAAAACTCAGTGATATAAAGCCAAAGCATATTGTGGATTTTCTTTACGATGTGTCGCTTCCAGGTGCTGCAGCTAGCGGTCGAAAAGAGGCCTTGGGTGATTCCACTATATATGAGATTGATAAAACGTTCCGGGTAGTGCTGAATAAAGCTGTTGAATGGCAATTAATCAAGGAGAGTCCCATGAAAGGTCTAAACAGACCCAAAGTAAAAAAAAAGAGAATGAAGTACTATGAGGATGAAGAGGTTGTCCAATTTATGAAAGTTATGTATGAAAAAGTGGACATAGTCTGGCGTATGTATTTCATTACTGCAGCAATATCAGGAATGAGACGTGGTGAAGTAATTGCATTGCAATGGCCTGACATCCATTTTGATGAAGGTTATATTGAATTATCAAGAAGTATTCCCTTTTTTGAAGATGGGAAACCACACGTGAAGTCAACAAAAACAGATGAGGATAAAAGGATTATCCCAATGCCAGGATGGTATATGGAAGAAATGAAAGCTTTTAAAGAATGGTGGGATAAAGAAAAAGAATTGATCGGTGATGAATGGATAGATGAGTACGATCAATATATATTTCATTCCGGAAGAGGTAAACCTTATATACCGGAAGCTGCCACAGCCATGTGGGGTAAAATAAGAGAGAGACATAAGTTAAAAAACATCCGACTACATGATCTGCGGCACACGATGATTTCATTCCTGCTAAATGAAGGGGAAAGTCTTTTGAACGTCCAGGAAAGAGCCGGCCACTCCAGTTCAAAAATTACTACAGACACATATGGACATGTTACGAAAAAAGCAAGTAAAGCTACTGCAGAACGGTTCAATAAATTCGATCCACGGCAATTCGTCAACAATTCGTCAACAAGTGGTAAAAACAAAATAAGAACAAACGACGAAAAGGCTGA